CGAGCCACTCGCGAGGTTGCCGGTCGCCAGCGCCGGATAACCCGTCGCTGCGTTCTGGCCGTCGATGACGCCTTCCTCCAGCCTGCCGATCCAGACCGGCGAGTAGGTGTTGGCCGCGATCATCGTCGCCTTCATGTCCGCTGCGATCACGAAGGTCGTGACATACGCAGCGCCACCCAGGCGCAGACCGTTCGCCGTTCCAACGTCACTCTGGAATTCCAGAATGCCGGGATACGCCAGCGACGTGCCGGTGACTGCACCGATGCCGGACGTGCCGATGATGCCCTGCGGCTGCGGGGCACCAGTGCCGCGCAGAATCGCCACGTCGATGCCCGTGCCAATGTCGTCAGCGATGCTGCGCATGACCAGCGCGTCGACGCTCGGGTCACTCTGCTGCACGAGCTGATGACTGATCTCCGTGAGTGCCGCGACGTTCTTCGGCACCAAGCTGAGCTGACCGATCGTCGGCTGGCTCTCAGTGATCTGCGTGTTCTCGTCGGCGAGCCAGAACACGTTCCCGCCTGCAGTCATGCGCGGGATGGTGACGTTGCCCTTGAGTCCGCTGAGTCGCGTCGCTCCCAGGCGCAGCGCAACGGAAGAGTTGCGCAAGAGATCGATGAACGATCCCGACAGATTGTCTGTACTCACCAGGAATTGCGATCCGCTGACACCAGCGACCGTCATGTCGCGAAGGCTCAGGCCGCGCTGCGGTGCCACCTGCGCATCGTATGGCACGAAAAAGGCGTGTTCGCCACGCGGCGTGTAGCCTCTCGACATGATCGCCTTGTGGGCTTCGAGTTCGAGTCCCGCCTTGGTCCACTCGCGACTCATCGACGCGCGCAATGCACGCGTGATCGAGTAGTGAGCGACCTCGTTGCGCGTCATGCCGAGCAGCGCGGGCGTCTGCGGCTGCAGCTTGCTGCGTTCCGCCATGATCCGCACGATCTCGTCGGAGACGTCCTCCGAGCTCATGCCGCGCGTGATGAAATTGGTGACGAATCTCTCGTCGAGCTGCGCTGCACGGCACTGATTGATGATCGCCGACTTGCGTCGTGCCTCCAGCTGTTCGCCAGTGAGATTCGGAAGTTCGGCGCTTGTGCCCGCCGGGGCGTTATCACCGTCAGCCATTTGACGCTCTCCAGTTGCGGCGGATCTCGCCGTGATTGAAACAGTTACACTTGAGTTGCCTGTCGCTGTGGCACCTTCCCTGCCCATGCCGACCTCAGGGTCAGCAGGAATGCCGACGAGGCTTCCCTCCAGCGGCTCCCAGTCGGTGACGCGGTAAGTGTCACCCGACTCGCTCTGCTTTTCCAGCACGAGTTCGTGAATTCTGTATCCGACACTCGTGTTGACGAGAATTCCGTCGTCGACATCGCGCAGCGCATCCTCCGCGCGCTCACTTCGTCCGAAGCGTGCCACCGCGCGCCCGTACTTATCCTTGTCGATCTTCGCCTTCGTGATCACGCCGACGATGTTTCTCTGATCGTGTCCGATGAGAAGCGGCGCGCGCCCGCTGGTGAGAAATGCCATGCGCACACTGCTTGGCTTGTGATCGAGAATCTCGAATCCGAACCAGCGCTCCACCGGGTTCTCGGATGAGAACGAGAATTCTCGCGTCCTGTTGTCTGCGTCAGTCATCGGCCGACTCCTTTGCGGGTCCCACCGTGTGCAGCACACAGTCGCGCTTCGCGAATTCCTCCGCGTGTCGCTTGTGGAATGCCTGCGCTTGTTCAAGCGTCACGCCCGCCAGGGTCATGCGTCTGCCGTTCGCAAACGTCAGCGTTCCCTTTTTCGCCGTGACGTCATAGTCGAGTTTGATGTCGCTCATTGCTTGCCCTCATGCGACCAAAAGTTCCAACACATCGTTGTCGTCATCACTCCAGTCCGTTTCTCCTCTCATGGCGCAGGTATCAGCAGATTCGCGCGCGCGGAGTGTGCCGTGAATCACGCTCAACCGCACCTTGGGCCGCTCAATCAGGAGCTCCCAGCGTCCGCCACCAAGTACGTCGGATACGCCGTCGTCGCCCAGAATTGCCGTCGTGTCTGAACTTTCGGTGGCGTCGAGGATGCCCTCGACCGGTGGAAGTTCCACGTCCCCCGAGAGTTCAGCGGCGTCCTCTAGCTCAGCTGCCGCCAGGCTGCCTGAGATGTCGACTGCTCCGATCAGCGCAGCGGAGTCCTGCGCTTCTTGCGCATCGAGTGCGCCTTCGACGACGACGTCCAGAACGTCGCCTGTCATCTCTGCTATGTCGGCACTTTCTGTCGAATCAAGCGCGCCGGACACTGCGACGCCGCCTGCAATCGCTGCGATGTCAGCGGTGTCCACCGCAGCGAGTGTGCCGCTGACCCACACCGTACCAGCAGCGGCGAGCGCGTCGACGGCTTCCGTCGCAGCGAGTGTGCCGCTCACCCATACGGTCCCGGTCGCCGCGCAGACGTCGACGGCTTCCGTCGCCGCCAGCGTGCCTGACACCCAGACCGTGCCGGTGGCAGCAGCGGTGTCCTGGGCTTCCGTCGCAGCGAGTGTGCCGCTGACCTCAGCCGCGCCAGTCTCCTCGAAAAAGTCGTCTGCTATGTCCTGCTTAACGCCGCCATTGAGTTGCTTGATCAGGGCGCCAGCGTCTAGCGTCCTGACTGCGCGCCGCCATACGTTAGCCATCGACGATGTCGATGAAGAGCGCCGGCAGTCCTGAAGATGTTCCCGACGGCACGTTGATCAGGAAGTAGAGCGCGGAGTCCGTGTAAATCTGCGGCAGTCCGGTCTTCAGAAAGTCGAGTGTCTCCCCCAAGCCTGCGATGGTCACTACGAGATCGCATAGGGGACGGAGCACCATGACGTTAAACGTGCCAGCAGAGGCGACGCTGCCCGTCACGTTGTTGATCTGCTGCACTCCGGTATCGCCTGCGGCGAGCGGCAATTGCCAGCAGCGGCCCACGGTGGGTGCGGCGCCGATGCCGACTGCGCCGGTTGAACTGGACGCGCCTCCCTGATCGTTGTACGTCACGTTGACGGCTTGGTTGCCAGTCGCCGTCGTTACCTGCTCCACCCAGATTTCCAGACCGTTGTAGACCGTGCCCGGCAGGCGCCCGGCGTATGAGGGCTGCGACGCCAGGTTGGTGTTGGCGTTGAACGCATACGCTCCGCATGCGAACAGCCTATCGAACAGCCTGAGACGCGACACCAGGCTGGAGGTGGACTGAACGCTCGACAGGTACTTCGTAGCCGATGCCGCAGTGATGACCGGATATCCAGCCGTGGCATCCGTGTGAACCAAACCGTTTGCCGTGTTGCCGATCGCGAGTGTGCCGGCACCGGGTGAGCCCGCGATGTCGAACAGCGAGAACCACGTTGCCGCAACCGTCGTGCGCGTGGTGGTCTTGAGTAGTTCTATCTTCTGCTTGTTGGCTGCTATCCAGCCATCGAGTGTTGTAATCGCCACGCCAGTTCTACCCGTGCGTGATCGTGCCGGCCGTGATCCGCACAGTCTGGCCGGTGGTGATGCTCACCGAGTCGAGCACAATGTTGGTTCCAGAGGTGCCGACGGTCAGACCGGTGACGACGTCCGCACTGTTGCTGTCCCTGATGCGTGCCTCCGCAGCAGTCCCCGTGCCACTCGCAGCCACGCTCAGCGGCACGCCGAGTAGCGTGAGCACACCTGATGCAATCGACGCCGACGGGTCAGCCAGCGCGATCGTGGCGAGCACCGCTCCCATTACTATCATCCCGATCTGCAGCGAACCCGCACCAGCTCCCACATCGATAACGTCGCACACTACGGTCATCCGAGTGTTCCTCAACGCTATCGGATAAATGACTGCCACTAGCGTCTCCTGCTGCGTTTCTTGGTGGTGACGATCTTCTCAATTCTGCCGTCGCCATCCCGTACCGGTTTTTGCTCAGTGACTTCGTACTCTGGCAGCTCGTTGATCACGGTGACCTCGGCTGGTGCTATGCGCACGTCAGGTGCGGCCACGTTCACTGTCGGCGCTGCGACATCGACTTGCACTGCCGCTGGCGAGACGGTCACGGGCGTCGGCGACACCTCAACATTGACTGCAGCGGGTGCCACGCGGATCGGCGTTGGTTGAACGTCGACGTGAATCGCTGGTGGCTGCATCGTTATCGGCGTCGGTTCGATTGTCACGTGTACATCGGGCGCCGCCGGGACTTCAACGCGCACGTCTGGCGATCTCACATCGTTCTGAACCGTCACGTTTGGCGCGGCTACGTGCACGATGGACGCTGGCACGTTAACCACGGTGGGCTCCAGGCGAATCGGATTCTCGATACGCACGGGAATCTTGATATCGGGTGGCGTCACATAGTTGTTGATGATCACGGAGCGCTCGGGCTTCTCATCATCGCTGGTCTTCGCGTCCTTCGCGTCATCCTTCGCGTCGTCGTCTTCATTGCTCGCGGGCTCCGCCTTCTTTTCAGCGGGCGCGTTCTTCGCGATGTACACGGCGGGCGACGTATCGAACACTAGGCCGCGTTTGTCCATCATCTCCAGCTCCGCCTTGCGCTCGTCGAGAATCTCCTCGATGTCGCGCCCCGCTGCCGTCTGCGCTATTACATCTGTCACCGTCGTCAGGCCGCCTGCGATCGCTTCCTTGTACGCTGCGACTTCCTTGGTTGGATCAATCCACGACCAGCCGCGCGGCTTGAACAACACTTGCTCGAACTTCGACGGCTCACTCCAGTATTGCTGGCTGTCAATCTCTGGGATGCTGCGCGCTAGCATGGCTTTTGCCAGCCACGCACGGTGCAGTTCCTCGCGGAAGCTCCGGATGAACCAGAGTTGCAATGCGCGCCACGCGTCGCGGTCGTCGAGCAGCGCGAGTCGAGAGCTGGAATAGTTCGTCTGCGAGTAGTCGCCCGATCCAGAAGCGTACGAGACTCCAATGCCAACGCAAATCTCACGAATCATGTAGCGCATGAAGGGGTCGAGCTGTGGATTCGGTGCGCTCGGCGCGCTGTCGATCCACTTCTCGCCTGGGCTCAGCTTGCCGATGATGCCAGGTTCCATGTCAAACAGCGGGTCACCGTTAGCGTCGGCGTCTTTCTCCTCCTGGGTCCGCGTGTCGAGATCGTCGACGTCTTGCGGCGTCTCGATGATGCCCATGCGGGTCGCCTGGGCACGCGCGCGAATCGCCTCAGCCTCGCTGTATCCCTCGATGTCTAGCAGGCGGCGAATCGCCGTATGCATCCACGGCTCGCCGCGCGTCTGTGGCCACCGCGTGATGATTCGCAGGTGGAAAATCTCTTCGGCTGGTACGCGGAACACGCGGTCGCTGTCGTGACCAACCCAGCGAATCTCGCCTGGGTGACGCTCGCGCAGCCAGTACGCGATCGGCTTGTAATAGCCGTTGAGCTCGACACCAAGACGAATAGTGGAGCCAGGCGACTGCGGACTGAGCGCCTGATAGTCGTCTGCGATGCGCTCGCCCTCGATGACTTCCAGCGTCAGCTGGCCGTCGGCGCGCGTGTGTTTGCGGATGATCACCTCGCCAGCGTCGAAAATCTCGAACATGGCGAGCCGCTCGATGTCGGCGAA